GCAGTTAAGCAGTATCTCATTGATAAGTACGGGAACGATAAGGTCGCGACTATCTGCAATTATCAAGTTGCTAAAGTTAAGTCTTCAATTAAAGATGCATCAAGAATATATAATGTTGACTTTACAGAAGTAAATAAGGTTACAAACGCTCTTCCCTTCTTCCTCTATGTTGACGGCAAGAAGGATGTTATAGATAACATGTCATATCAATATATCGTCGATCACTACAAGGATGTCAAGAGCTTCCTTGATAATCATGGCGATGTCAACAGGCTATTCAAACGACTCAGGAACTCAATCAAAGCAATCGGTCGCCATGCTGCAGGGTTAGTTGTTTCTTCGGTGACCCTATATGATTGGATTCCTCTTGTCAGAGCAAAAGAACATATTGTAACAGCAAACACAGAAGGTGGAGACTACCATGAACTCACTAGTCAGGGATTTGTCAAATTTGATATTCTTGGTCTTAATAATCTTGCCGTGGTCAATGATACTATGCTTCTCATACAAAATCGCTATGGATTGGATATTGACTGGGATAAAATCGACGTTGAGGCGCCTGAAGCATATCATCTGGCCAGGAACGGGGACACCCTCGGGGTCTTCCAATTCGAATCAAACCTCGCCACCAAAACAACTCTAGATGTTCAACCTGACTGTTTTGATGACTTATCTGCCATTAACGCTATTATTCGCCCCGGCCCTCTTGATATGGGTATGCACACGGAGTTCGCGAAAAGAAAGAGAAATGGTAATTGGGAGAGTCAAGTCCACCCGTCGTACAGTAACCTTCTCAAAGGAACCTACGGAATCATTGTTTTCCAAGAAGACTTCATGCGAATCTTCAGAGAGATCGGGAAATTCGATGCCGTAGAAGTTAACATGGCAAGGAGAGACTTAGTCAAATATGAACGATCTACAAAGTCAGAGACAGCAAGACTTAAGAGAGTGGATTCGTGGCATGATAAATTCATCGCCAACGCCTCTCTACTTATGCCCGAGGAACAGGCTAACGATCTGTGGGATCTCATTAGATCATTTGCTCGTTATGGATTTAACAAATCCCACGCTGACGCCTATACAATTACAAGTTTTAGAGAGCTATGGCTTAAAGCTCACTACGGATTAGAGTTCTATACAGCACTCCTAAACAACACATTCAGGGCTAAGGAAGACAAATATGGCACTTCATCCATTGCTAAATATATCAGTCACATCCAAACTTCTCCAGTCTATTATGAAAAGGACGGGAAATTCGCTAAGCGAGAGCGTGTTCGGATCCTTCCCGTTAACGTCAACAAGTCGGGCAAAGACTTCGACATCGAAGGCAATGACATTCGTTTCGGACTTACCTCCGTCAAAGGTATCACACCTGAAGCAGCCGATGAAATCATCCTACGACGTCCATTTAAGTCTCTCGACGACTTTGTATTGTCCGACAGCAAAGTCCTCAAAAATAAGCGACTCATTGTTGCACTCATTCAGTCAGGAGCTCTTGATGAAGTTGGAGCAGGAACTTCTAGAGGCGACATGTACAACTACTTCATTCAGAAGAGAAAGTACAAAGAAGACCCCGTGGCTTGGGAACTTACTGATATCATAGCCAATGAAATTGAATATACGAACATCAGTTTTACCGAAGTTGATTATTTCACCAAGCTCAAGGAGGCGGTAGCAGCCAAGTATGGAGATAAACTTAAACTCAAAGCATTGGAAGACGCTGTTGATCTTGACAACAATCAAGAAGCATCTTGTTTCTTCCGCATCAACAAGATTGAAAAGAAGAAAACAAAGACAGGAAAGAAATATTACGTTGTGGGTGTTTCCGATGGTATTTCCATACTGAATCGCATCTATTACTGGGCTCACAAGGAAGAGGGTCCCATCAATTTAGAGGATAAGACCACGCTAAATAATGTGTATATGGGGACCATCAATCGCCAGAATAACTTTTTCGGACTTAAGAAAGCAAAGTTCGTCAAATCCATTGTATAATGAGGCTATATGTATATTCCACAGATAACAATTGAGGGTAACGACCTCGTAGGAAAGACATCTTTCCAGAAGGCAATGTTTAGAATGCCCGATTGTCCCGTAAGTAAAATGTTATTTACTGGCGATAGAGGAATCCTTACTCATTATCTCTATAATCAATACTTTTCTCGATATCCCGAACTTGAATCATGCTATGTTAATGATCTAATCGATCATATTTCGAACAACGGAACGATCATTCTAACGCTGAATAACGAATCTCTTTCGAAAAGATTTAAAGAAAGAGGCGACGATCTATATGATATTGATACTATTTTTGGTATGAATTCGCTATACAACGCTAATGCAGAAGGATTAAAGAACATACCATTCGTTAAAGTTATTGAAGCTGACGGTAAGAGCATCGCACAGACCATAACTGAAGCTGAACCATGGTTTAACATGATGATGAATGCCGACATGTCAGCAAAAATCTGGAATCTATACAAAATCATTAAACATATGGGCAAAAACGTAGGCAGCACTAAAGAGATTACAAACGTCAGGCTACAATCGATTGAAAATAATCTCGAGACAGTTAAATTCGAGTCAACAATGGACTATTTCAGCGGATTCACTAAGATGGTAGAACACGGCGAATATACAATGGCAATAGAAAACCACTCAGCCTTCTTTGCAGCTCTAAAGAGCAAGATGATCTACATCATCCAGAAGGAAATAAAGATGTACGGCCAGAAGGAAGACACCTCTCGCAGATTCCATTTTACTAATGATGCAGGAGGTTGCATAAATACACTCGGTATTAATTTTAGAAAGAACGCAAACGATAATATTGAGTGTTTTGTTACGGCAAACTTCAGATCATCTGATATTGCTATCCTGCCCTTCGACATTTTCGGAGTCTATGCCGTTATTAGTGATCTAATCAGACCCAAAATTGCAAAGAATCTTTTTAAGCCAGGGTTCACCTCTAAGATAGAGAAGTTCTATCTAACATTCAATATCGAAAGTGCGCATATTAATTTCGAAGACAAGTTGAGAGAGTATGATAATAACATTAATAACTGACCAGCCCAGGAAACAAGAGAACCTTGACAAGTTAGTAGCAATTTTCAAAAAGATCAAAGAGAATAACAAAGAACTAACGATCAACCTGAAAGTTGCTAAAAGAACTGACTCTATGAGAGGGTATGCTCCGAAGGACGAAGAAGTCCTTATTATCTTTGGCAAGCCACTCTATCAGCACGTCACTAGAGATATAAACGAATTTGATAAGATGGCGGGTAATCCTGAAAGAGACATCCACAAGTTCTCTTATTTTGTCCGCAGAGACAAGAAGCACTATTTGATTGCCTACATGCCGCCCATTGATTATACGATGACAAAGCCAGAGACGTTCCTGGCGTTTGAATCGTTCATGAAGACGCTGGTAAACAATACTCAGAACTTCAAGATGAGTGTTAGAGACACTTACCTTCATAAATCAGTTACCGATAGGAGTAAGTGGCCAATCGATGTAGTTGAAAATGGGTTCTCTCCAAGAGTCAAGCTTCATATGAAATATGATGAGGTTAAAGCATATTTTTATGAATTGATGGATAAGCCAGCTTGGCATTTAGTATCTGTTGATACTGAAACTACAGGGTTGCAGATATGGAATAAAGCAAAGCATGATGTTAAAATCATGTCGTTTGCTACAGAAGACAACCTCGGGCACGCGGTCAATCTAAGCTTGCCAGGATTGCCGGGTTGCTACTCAAATGGACAGACGAAGGAAATTAAAGACCTTGCTGAAAAATACATTTTTGAGAAGCATAAGACGTTCATCGCTTGGAATTGCGGCTTTGATATATTTGGTCTTTGCAATTTCTTCGGGCGATCCTACAAAGACTTTCTGTCGGCCAATAGAATACTTGATGGCATGCAGCTCTTACATGTCTTCTCCGAAAACAGAAAAGCGGAAGGCTATAATCTTAAGGCAGCCTCGAGAGATCTCCTATGCTTTCCGCAATATGCCTTTGTCAAAAAATACATCCATTACCTTGAGAACTATGAAACTTATACGATTGAACAGATCCTCGATGCAGCAACTAGTAGTTTGAAATATGCTGCAGAAGATTCTGCAGGTGAATATTCATTAACAACCCGGCTTAATAGAGATCTTGAAGCTCAACCAATTACTTTCCAGCATGTAAATGTGATCTCGCCGAAGATAATGGCAGTCAAGTTGGAAATTGAATGGAACGGGATAGCAATCGATAGAGAAGGGATGGCAAAAGGTTCGGTCGCATGCTCCGGGTGGGAACTAGATAATATCGTTAAGCCGACTCTTAAGAAATGTGATGAAGCTACAGACGGCAGATGTCGGGCTGAAATGTTTGTATTTTCGACGACAACTGGTAGGCTGCTGTATGGCAAACCATACTTGAATAGTATGAAAATCGGGTCCAAAGCCTCTGAATATTTTATATCTGATCCAGGTCACACATTTGTATACGTTGACCTCGATTCGGCAGATCTCCGTTCAGCCGCTCTTGTATCACAAGATAAAACGCTCTTAGAAGACCTCAATAGTGCTGAGGATTTCTATATAAGATTTGCAAGAAGAGCTCTCTTCAAGGATCAGGGTGTTGCAATAACAGAAAAAGAAAGAAACATTTCAAAGCTGTTCGTGTTGGCAATGCTCAATCTTGCTGGCGATACAACAATTGCCAAAGAGACAGGTGTAAGTATAGCCGATGTGAAGGATTATAAAGCTAAATTCTATGAACGCTATCCTGGGATGAAAAGATACAAGGGCTATCTTGAGAAATTCTTGTTAGCCAACAACTATGTATTTTCACCGACATGGAGAATGAGGCGATTCTGTGAAGATGACATGATCAAAGAAAATTATTGGCGATCATTTTTAAGTGCACATAACTTCCCGTTCCAAGCAACTACAGCTGATCTTATGATAGTAAACTGCTTCGACTTTATAAGTAAAACTAGAGAATATGGTGTAAAACAATGCCTATTGAACGTAGATGCTGCAATCTTCAACGTCCCAGATGAGCATTTAGACGTGGTAAAGAACGAATTCAAGATATTTGAAAACGTTCACGGCGACATCATCAGAGGTACTAAAAAGTTTGCAGAGCTCGTATATTATGGCGATGAAGCCGCTAATTTACCTATTAGTAATCCTAAGTTTGCTTACAAACTTTATAAAGGTAAAAACTTGAAAGAGATGACAAGATGGGAACAGGAATCTATAAAATAATAAACATTATTAATAATAAATTTTATATTGGAAGCGCCGTAAGTATCAGCAAAAGATTCAAAAAACACATATATGAATTAGAAAACAAAATCCATGTTAATCCACATTTACAGCACGCTTATAATAAAGATGGAAAAGAAGTTTTTGAATTACAAATTCTAGAAGAAGTTGAAAAAAGTAATCTATTAAAAAGAGAGCAATTTTATTTAGATCAATTAAATCCTGAATATAATGTTTGTCGAATTGCTGGAAGTCGTCTTGGACATAAATTTTCAGCCGAAACTTGTGCTAAAATATCGCAATCTCTAACGGGAAGAAAAATTCCAAGAAAAACAAGAAAGAAAATGAGCGAATCTCGCAAAGGATGTCAAAATGCGTTGGGAAAGCATTGGCATTTGTCAGAAGAAACAAGAAAAAAGATGTCCGAATCAGCAAAAGGTAAGCCAAAATCAGAGCGAACTAAAAAAAGAATTAGTAGATCGTTAAAAAGGAGAAACAGTAATGCCAATCTATGAATTTGAATGCCCAAAGTGCAAAAAGAGTGCGGAGACAATTTACAGTCTTGGAGAATTTGCT